ACACCATACGACAACGAAAAAGAATACGGCGTAGCAGTCGTGTTAGTAAAATAAGGAGTGATCATGTGGATAATGGAATAGATAAAAAAGCCTTATTTAAATTAAAGTCTGAACCATATTTGAAGCCAATCTCTGATTTAGGGGTTGGTTTTTATAATTTAGATGAAAATACAGCAATATTGAGATTTCAATTAAGCAATACTAAAGGTCCTTTACTGATTCACGAAAACAACCTTACAGCTTATGCTTACTTTGAATCAAGTAATGGCAGTACTTCAGATGTAATAGAGTTAGAGATTGAAGATTCTATGAATGGGATAGTAACGATTACTTTAGACAAAGAATTTTTACAAGCTAGTACTTCTACCAAAGTTAAAGGTCAAGTTTACATTGGAGTTAATAATGTTGACAATAAGCCAGAATACAACGAAGTTGCAGTGTTCAGAGAATTCAACTTTGAAGTTAAAGATGCACTCATTAATAAGATTTCAGCCTTTACTAAAATCGAATATATTCGTATGTTCGACCAACTAAAAATGCGTATCGAACAAAAGGTTAAAGACATTGAAGAAGCAATTGCTAATGGTGCAGATTACGTTGCAGAAATGAAATCAGTATTACAAAAAGGTATAGAAACACTCAATGCGATTGTTGCTGATGGTAAAACAGATATTCAATCATTCATTACTCAAGCTACAAATGATTTAACTAAAGTTAAAGATGATGCTACCGAAGATATAACTACTACTGCTAATAACGCTAAAACAAGTGTTCAAGACACAGCATCTACAGCGGTAAACAGTATTAACTCTACAGCGGATGAAGCTACACAACATGTAGATGAAAAAGTCACAGAATTCAATCAAACTGTAGCAGATAATGGTTTTTTATCACCTGAAATGTTAGGCGGGAAACTAGAGGAGTTAGAGTGGCAAAAGTATCAATTGACTAAAGAAGATGGAAGTAGAACATATGTACAAGGATTAAACTTACACGAAGCACCTCCGGGGCAATACGAATCAACTCAAACAGTGAATGGACCTTTAAAGGAAAATGGAGAACCTGATACTGGCTTTATAGAAGCAGATATAAGTGTTTCTTCTAATGGCAGACGTCTAATAATGGCAACTAGAAGTAGTTTCAATAAAACCTATGTAAAAACACTTCATACTAATGGAACTGATACAGGTTGGAAAGAACTCACGAATAATCAAACCGACACTGGTTGGATTCCTTATAACACTATGAACGGTGTAGAAAAGGATGCAATGTTTAAAAACGGAACAGATAATGGTTTTGACTGTGCCTATAGAATCATTAAACAAGGTGACGTTATAACACGAAAACTAAGAGTTAATGCAAGGAATTTAACAAACGGGGTCGTATTCGCAGAATTGCCTAGTCAGTTTGCAAAGAACTATCAAAAATTTGTAGTTGCTACACCAAGAAATAGAACCGCAGGAATTGTAGATGTTATGCCTACCGGAGAACTTAAATTCAATTACTACTACAATACTGCTGATTGGATAGACTCAGATTATATTTACGGTGAATTCACTTGGCACGATTAGGAGGTAAAAATTAATGTTTAAACAAGTATATTTATATGATGGAACACCTTATCTAGCATTTGAAAATGAAGAAGGAGAATATCAATACCCTGAAGAAGCGTGGACTGAGACACCACCACCAAGTGGTATTTACAGTCCTTTTTATTTTAATGGTAATGAATGGGTTGGTGCTACTCGTGAAGAATGGTTAGGGAGTTTACCTAAAAGTGAACCACATATTCCTAGTGCTAATGAAAAGATGTTGGCTCAGGCACAAATGCAAGTAACCAAGACAGCTAATCAGTTAGTAAAGTCTCAAAAGGAACAAGCAGAAACTTTAAAAGAATTAACTAAGAAAGAAAAGCGTATGCAACAGTTAGAAGAACAACAAGCTCAAACTATGTTAGAAATATCAAAATTGAAAGGGGAATAAATTATGTATCCAGGATTCGATTCAATCAAATACTTTTATGACATTAACTGCTACACAAACGAGGATATTCAAACTTACGTGGAACTAGACGCGTTAACTAAAGAAGAATACAAAGAAATTACTGGTGAAGATTATCCAGAACAACCACAGGCTTAGGCTTGTGGTTTTTATTTAGATGGAAGTAGGTGAACGCATGAGTAAATTAACATTATCAGAAATGATAGCAAGCACACTGTTATTTGGTACAGGGTTATTCACTTTTTGGAGGGGATTGTTTTGGACTATAGAACAAGACTCTGTATTAGGAGATTCTGCCTTTTATCAGGAGTTGCATCAATTAATGCCTATTTGGATATGGGGCATATTGTTTATGTTAGCTGGGTTATCTTTAGTGTGTGCAAGTTATTTACTTCCAAAGAAGAATCAAAAGAGTTATTGGTTCATTACTATTGGTAGTTTCATATCGTTTATTATGTATTTTATAATCACAAGCGCAAGTGTGTATAACGCATTGAATTGGTTATCTCCTATTCAATTCGCTACTTTATCTGGCATTTATCTAGTAATGACATTTTTCGGAGGTTTCGAGATATATGGCAGACGAAGATAAATATGTACTCAGATATGAGTGGGAAAGAGGACAAGGAAAAATACACCAACGCATAAACGATATAGATAATAAACATATGAGCTTACACAATGATTTAAAGTTGTTAGTGACTCGTTTGAATGATAGCAACGACGCACTCATTAAAAGCCAAATGACAACTAATGAAACTTTGAACAAGATTAATGATAACCTAACAGGGTTTAATGATCGTATCAAAGATGTTGAATATACATCTGACACAACAGTCAAACGTTTAGATACAATAGAGACTACTGTATCAGAAAGAAAAAAAGGTAACGTTCAAATATGGGTTGCAGTCATAGGCGCTATAGCTGTAGTTATAGGCGGTGCTTTTGGTTTAGCACCATTATTCTTTTAAGTCGGCACATTTGTGTCGGCTTTTTATTATGCACAAAGATAAACAAATACATTTCTCGAAGTAATATAGGGTGTTTCTCAGCGTCCCATTTTTATTATAAATGGAGGTAATGAAATGGAAAAAGACAAACTAAAACAATTTATAGCATTGATTGGTGGGTTTTTAGGTGCATTATATATGGCTTTAAATACATCAGGTATTAGTGCTGAATGGATTAATCCACAAAAAGTCGATGCATGGGTGAATGTACTTAATACAGGAATACCAGTGGCATTAACATTTTATGGTGTTTATAAAAATACATTTGTTGTAACGAAGAAAGCTAAAAATCAAGAAAGAACATTAAAAGATTTAAATATAAAATAAGGAGTGTATATAAATGAAGAAAATAGACGGTGTAAATTGGGCAGTTAAAAATATTGGTAACAGACTTACTGATGGCCAACCATACGGGGCACAATGCGCGACATTTATTATTGAATTCACTAAAAAATATTGGGGTGTTCACCCAAAAGGAAATGCAAAAGATTTTATTAATTATAAATGGCCGAAAGAATTCCAAGTTATTAAAGGAAAAAAACAAATACCTCAACCAGGAGATATATTTGTTTTTGATGGTGAATATGGACATACAGGAATAGTTACAGAGGCAAATGGTAAATATTTTAATAGTATAGACCAGAATTGGTATAACGAAAGCTTAACTAAAGGTAGTCCAGCAGCGTTTGTTGAAGATCATGAATATAGTAATTTCTTAGGTGTTATTAGACCACCTTATGAAGATGCTGAAAAAGGAGCAGTTTTAAAATCTACTAAAATTGAAACAATCAATCAAACAATTAATTATAAAATGCCTAATCGCTCAGGTAATGTGAAAGGTGTAGTCATTCACAACACAGCAAGTAGCGCTACAGCTAAACAGGATTACAATAATTTAAAAAATGCATCACAAGCAAGATATGAAGCAGGTATAGCACATTATTATATTGATAGAAATACAGTATGGCGTGCCATTGACACATACAGTGTTGGTTGGCATGTAGCGAATGCTTATGGCAATAACGCATTTATTGGATATGAGGTCAATGAATCAATGAGTGCTAATAATAAAGATTTCATGGCTAATGAACAAGCAGTATTTAAAAAAGCTGCAGTTGATTTACTTTATTATGGTTTACCAGTAAATAGAGAAACTGTTATGTTACATTGTCAGTTTGTGCCTACAGCTTGTCCACATCGTAGCATGGCATTGCATACTGGTTTTGACCCAGTCAGACAAGGCGCAGCACCGACAACTATTGTGAATCAATTAAAAGATTACTTTATTAAAGAAATTAAAAAGTATTATAACAATCCAGCATTAAAAGCAGGTAGTCCAGCTAGTTCTGATATTCCAGACAGAGACACAATTCCTACACCAAAACCAAATGAGGAAGAACACAAAGAAACAAGTTCAAAAGGGTGGAAACAAAATCAATTTGGTACTTGGTATAAATCTGAGCAGGCAAGATTTACATGTGGCAATACAGCGATAGCTACACGTGTTGGTTCTCCATTTATTCGTGACGATATTTTTGGTTATTGGTTCCAACCTAGTGGCTATGTTAATTATGACGAAGTTTGTCTACAAGATGGACATGTATGGATCGGGTTTGATTGGAATAACACTCGCTACTATATGCCTATTCGCACATGGAATGGAGTAAAACCACCAAATCATGGTGTGGGTACTTTATGGGGATATATTAATTAATATATGCTATAGTAGATGTACCACATGATCATATTATAAGGGTAGGCACTTATGTGCTTGCCCTATTTTTTTATTTAATAAAAAACGAAGCAATATATAATTAATATTTTTATGTAAAAAACAAAAATATTATGAAAAATAATGTTTTTAAAATTTAATTATGGGTAAAAAATATATAAAATGAATGATATTAGGAGTTGGTGAAAATTATTGTTACAAATAAAATCCCTGAAATAGAGGCTAATTTTGATGGTGATATAAATCCTTACGCTAAAGAAATTCAGCAATCTATGGTCGAATGGGCAAATGAAATTGGTATATTGGATAGTAATAATATCAATAAATATAAAAGCCAAAAAATAGCATATTTAGCGTCTCATTCCCAACCTTATGATAGTTCAGAAAATGTTAGATTAACGTCTGATTACCTTTTATTATTTTGTATGCTAGATGATTATAGTGAAAATGTAAAAGACCCTATTCAATTTAAAGAATATTCAAACAGAATCATTGACGTGCTTAGAGGGAATGTTATTTATATAGAGGACCAATTTCTTAATGGATGGAAGGATTGGTGGCAACGTGTACAAGCAGTAACACCTATAGAATTCCATTATTTATTAATAAAAAATATTAAAGATTGTTTTGAAGCTATGGCATGGGAAATAAATAACCAAATAAAAAATGAAATTCCTACAGTAGAAGATTATAACGAAAAACGTCTTTATAATGGCAGTTCTTTCATTGCTTTTAACTTGATAGAAATAGGTGGAGGAAAATTACTTCCAACAAAGGTACGTTATTATTTACTTAATGAATTGATTATTTCAGCAAATAATCTCGTCAATTGGACTAACGATATTCTTTCTTTAAAGAAGGAAATTGAAAACAATGAAATACATAACCTAGTAATTTCTATGCAAAAACAAAATGGCAATACTTTAGAAGAGGCATTAAGAGATGTAAAAAATATAGTGGACT